CTGCACTGAGCGATTCCACGTCAGCGTTTGCTGCACTGAGATCCGCAAACTGCCGCCGATCCGACACGTCCCCCGACGCGATGTCGCTGACGCCAGCCCCGACCCACACTTCCGCCAACGGCGTGGCGTCCATCTGCGAGAGGTCGGGGGGCAACGGCTGGAACGTATCTCGACCCGTCTGCCCCACTGGTTTCGCAGGCTTGGCCTGCCCCTCTGCTACCTGCACAGCCCCACTGCTATCGACGTAGATCACGTCCTTGCGGGGGTCGCTTTGACTGGCCGAGAGTGTGACTGTCGTGGCTCCGACGGTGTGTCGTGTGCCTGCGACGGCGACGGTCCCGCTGGCCACGTCGATTGCCATAGCGTTCGCGCCGACTGTGACAGCACACCCTTCGTGGACGTTGTTCTGCCAGCGACGAGCGTTCTGTTCGGTGTCGAGCGCCTGTGCGCCCCAATTGTTCTGGATGTCGTCTGCCATTGTTATGGTGGGAGTTGATGTTTGTGAGTGATCGTGAGTGTGTCCTCGGCCACTTCGAGCGTCGCCGACGCGGGGTCGCCGCTGTCGCCACGGATCGTGTCGTGGTTGACGCGCGTCGTCGCAGCCGAGGACTCGTAGGCTTCGGTCCGGACGAGCGTCACTGGCAACGATCCGCCAGCGTCGATGATGTCCTGGCCAGTGACAACCAGCTCCGCGGCGAGTGGGTTCGTGCCGGGGCCGCTCGCCCACGACGCCGATCCGTTGTTCGACACGTCCCAGCGCAGGACTTCCGTGTCAGTATCGTCGACGACGGCGACGAACGGGACATTGGACTGGACCAGTTCGCGCAATACCTCGAACCCGTAGCTGTCGAATTGTGTTGGCATGAATCAGGTCACCGTAATATCGCTGGTCGCGTCCACCTCGACGACCTCGTCGGTCGCGACGACGTAGGCCTGTAGCCCGTCGCCCCGCTGGGCCGTGTCATCCTGCCCGTCGCCATCGGCGTCGATCACGACCGACGCCACGCCGACCACACCATCGAGGTCCGTGATGCGGGACTCCAGTTCGTCCACGATCACGTCCTCGCTCACGTCCAGCCCCGGCACCGGCGCGCCCTCGGGATCGGTCCCGCCGACGTAGCCGGCGATGGCGCGCTTGACCTCCGTGTCGCCCTCGTAGCCGGCCTCCGTGACCACGTCCACACTGATCGACAGGGCGGTCGGCGTCGGCTCGGACCACTTGATGACCCGCTCCTGCCCGAGCACGTCGTCCGTGATCGTCGCCGAGTTAGCCGTCCCGTTGATGCCGTTGACGAGCCGCTCGCCGACGGAGATGTGGTTGTGGATCGTCTCGGCGACCGCTTGGTCGGTCGCCCCGCGCCGGTAGATGACGAGTTCCGCCGACAGCTGGGGCAGGCCGTTCCCGTTGGCGTTGTCCGACAGCGTCCGGTTGGTGTAGATCGTCAGCGACGGGCGCTCCTCCAGGCCACGGATCGCCTCCGCGACCGCGCCGACGGTCGCCGCGCCGCCGATCGAGCCGGGGGACAGCGCCCGGTCACGGAGTTCGGCGTCGGTCTCCCGGTCCTGGCCGAGCGTCTGTGGCTCGCCGCCGGGCAGATCGAACGCCGGGTCGCCCGTCGGCTGGGGGTTCGTGACGCCAGTCACCGCCCCCGGCGGCGAGGGCATCCGGGTGATCCGGTCCGCACCGACGTTGCCGATCGTCCCGCCCTCGACCGCCCGGATCGGCTGCTGGACGGTCGTCGCCGCCGCGTCGAACGTCGCCGGCTCGGTCGTCCGAAACTCGATGCTGTCCGGGGGCTGGGTCGCGACGGGCACGCCGCTGGGGATGGTTTGCTCGCCCCCGGTGGTGTTGCGCGTCCACTCGACGACGCCCGTCGCGCGGATAGCCTCTTGGCGCTGGACGTCCAGGCGCTCGGCACACAGCTGTGTCAGATGCGCGCCCTCAGCGGTCGCGATGAACAGCGAGTCGTACAGCGCTTCGAGGTCCTGTTCCTGATTTTCGTGGACGGCGCGGGCGAAGGCCTGGAACAGCGCCCGGTCGAACGACCCCTCGTAGGGTTCGAGATCGTCGCCGTACGTCTGGTCGATGCTGTCCTGGTAGGTCCCGAACAGTTCGGCGATCTCGCGGGCCGTGTAGCCATCAGGGCCAAACCCGCCCATCAGGCATCGACCTCCTCGGTGACGGGACGGTCCAGGGCGTCACTCTCGACGGTCGCCCGCAGCGTCCCCGGCGACTGGTAGGTCGCGTCGACGCTGTAGGACTGGACGTACTGCAGGACGTCCAACTCCTCGGCCAGCGCCGTCTCGAAGTCGAGTTCGGCGTCGATCCCGCCCAGCTGTGCGTCGAACCGCTCGGCCGCCCGGAAGACGGCGTTGACGTGTTGCTGGCGGACGTTCTCCCGACCGGTGACGGTCGCGATGTCGCCGGTGCTGTCCAACCGGATGTCCCTGTCTTGTGTCAACTTGGTATCTGTTGGCATTCGTGGATCACTCCGTTTCGACGGTCTCCGACCGGGTCAGCGATAGCGACACGCTGGTCACGTGCCCGTCGCTGTCGGTCGTCGTCTCCAGCGTGGCGTCGGTGATGACCTGCGACCCGCCCGCGCCGAGGACAACCGTGTCAGCGTCGACGCGGGCCACCGTCTCCGCGCCGCTGGCGTCAATGGCGATCTCGGCCGTCGGTCCATCGAGATCGCCCGGTTTCTCGGCCAGTCGAGCCACCGACCCGTCGCCGGACAGTTCGGCGTACAGGTCCCCACGCGTCACGCGGACGTCGCCGGCCTGGCCCTGCGGCGCCCGACTCTCGGCGGTCGGCACGACGTGGGTCACGATGCCCCGCTCGCTGTTGCCGTCGACGAACTGCACGAGCACGTCGTCCGGGCCGTCAGGGTCGTCAGGCCCACGGGGGACCAGCGCCGCATCGTCGGTTGGGACGGCGACGGGGAGCCGCCGGCGGGTGCGGTCGGGCTCGTCGACCAGCTGGACGTCGACCTCGTGATTGCTCACGTCGTCGCTGCTGGTGTGCTCGTAGACCTGTTTGACCGTCCCGCGCTGGGGCGGCTTGAGCCGGTCGCGGACCTGGGAGATAACCCAGTCGATGTTGGTGGGTTCAGTGCCGTCTGTCATGATGGAAAATCGTACCGCAGTCGGGTGTTACTGGCCGGTGAGTTGGATCGGGCCGTCCTCGATGAGGTTGCCACAGTGGATCCGTGTCTCGAAGCCGATGTCGGGCGCGAGCTCGTGCGTGACGCCGGAGACGAGATACCGCTCGCCGCCCAGGTGGTCGGGGAGCTGGACGACATCCAGCGGCCGGATCGTCGGATTGCCGACGATGTCGATCCAGCCACCGGCCTGTTGGCTCTGAAACTCGCCGAGGATCTTCTCGGCCGCCTGCTGGGCCTGCTGATCTGTCCGGATGTCCCGGTCCTGGTAGTGGTAGGTCGGCTCGCCACTCCCGGCAACTGCCCGGACGGGGTCACGGCTCAGGAGGTGACTGGCGACGAGGCCACCCGGATGGTCGCCGTCTGTCGACTGCGAGGCGGGCGAGGAGCCAGTCACGACGACGCGCTGGAACGGCGGGGCACGCTTCCCAGCGCTGGCGTCGAGGACGTATTGCAGTTCGTGGAACGTCGTCGACGGCGGGATCTGGGCCGCGCCCGTCGACGCTGGATACGACACCCACTGGAGCGTGCCCTCGGGATCCAGGTACCAGACGGCGTTGGCGTTGGTGCCGGCCCGCTCGATGACGCTGATGGCTTTCTGATCGTTGATCGACGGCGAGGACTGCGAGTCGCCATCGCCGCCACTGCTGCCGGACGTGTCCTGGAACTCTGCAATCTCCTCGTTGACGCTGGCGTCGGCCTGCCCGCCCGCGCCGGTTGGGCCGGCGATGCTTTGCGACTCGAAGGGCACGTTCGCCCGCTCGGCGGCCGTCCGGGCGATCTCGGTCCAAGACTCCCGCTGGAAGTCGGCCTTGATCGTCGTCTTGTGAAGGCGATCGATGGCGTCGTACGCGACGACGTCGACGCTCCCGTAGCCGCTGCCCCGGGCCGTGTCGGACGTCCCGGAAAACACGAGTTCGTCGTTGATCTCGACGCTGGCCGGCACGCCTGAAAGGACGTCCTGGTCGGTCGGGCCGGCGACCTCGACCTCGGCGGCCTCGGAGTAGCGATTGGTTCGGACCGTCAGCTCGACGGGTGCGAAGCTGGCGTTTCCGATCGAGACGGTCGCACTGAGATCCTGAACAGGCATGGGACTCAGGGCCGCTGAAGACTGGCCGCGCCGACGATCTCCGTCAGTTCGATCCGGAAGCGATACTCCGAGAGCCCATCGTCGTCGTTGATGCCCTCGGCCTGGTACGTGTTCGTCGTGTGCGGGTTGGCCTCGCCACTAAATCGGTCCGAGCGCACGGTAACGACGGGCTCCTGATCCAGGTCGTCGACCTCGCCAGCCTGCGCTTTCGAACACAGACCTGTGATCGTGATTTCCTTTGCCTTGGGGCCAAGAATCTGAGTCACGGTTGGCTCCCCGATGGGCTCTTTCTGTTGCCGCCGTTGCCCGCTGTCGATCTCGACCTCCGGGAGCGTTCGTCGCCCCTCGAGATCGAACGTGATCTCGCCGACACGGACGTATGGACGGTCTGTGGTGAGTGACATGCGTGTGGTGTGATGGAAGAACAGCGATACGGCGTGTTGCTCGTGGACTGGACTACCAGACGCCAAGCCGATTGTACACTGCGATCATCGTGTTGATCCAGAGGAGAACCTCGATGCCGCCAACGACCATCAACCCGTAGGCAACGAGGTCATGGTACTGCTGCGGGACATCTGCCGGCGGGTACTGCCGGAGTTTTGACCCAGCGATGATTGCCAGCGGCGCGAAGACGATTGCGAGGGCAAAGACGCCTGCAACAGCGGCGAATCCGCCGACGATAAGCCACTGGTTGCCCGTGAGCATCCCGCTGGAGTCGGAGTTGGATTGGATACGAACCCCACAAGCAGGGCAGATCTCTGCGCGACGGCTGATGCTGGCCCCACACTCTGAGCAGTACATCTGGCCCTGACTCGCTTGACCCTCTGCCGGTTGGGCCGGCTGTTGGTCCGGTTGTTGGTCTGCCATATTGAGAGTGTGTCGTGTCAGGGCTTTAGTGTGTGGGCAGTTTCGCGCCGAGTTATCCAGAGTGGCCCGAGCGGCGGCGGTTGCGTTTGTCAGCCTTTTCGACGGCTCGCTCGACGATCCGCTCGACCTCGCGGTCGCTGGTGTCCTCGCCGAACTGTGCGCCCCGCAGGTCGACCGTGGTGCCGGCGTAGCGCGAGCGATTCGCGCCCGCGGCTGGCGGTTGGCTGCCGTCACTACTGTTCCCCGGTGACCCGGTCCCGTAAGCCGCGTTGCCAGCCAGACCCCCAACAGTCCCGCCAACTACGGCACCAGTGACTGTCCCGACACCAGGGATCACGCTGCCGAGTGCAGCGCCAGTTGTCGCTCCGGCCCCGATGCCGCCGGCTATACTCATCATCCGACCGACCTGTTTGGCCGCATTTTCAGCCGCATCGGCGATCGCCGCCAACTCTTTTTTGAACGGGATCAGATGGCCGATGCTCTTGTTGATCGCACCGCCGACGCCGAGGACCGCATCCGCCAGGCCGGACAGCACGTCATCCAGCAGGCCGAGTTTGGCGAGCAGCCCGACGACGACGCCGACCGCGATCGCCGCCCACCCGACCGGCCCGAGCGAGGCCGCGATGGCTGTCCCGACCGAGTACAGCGCCGGGATCAGCGTGCTCGTCAGGAAGCCGGCCAGCGACAGGGCGGCCGCACCGAGTGTCGTCAGCCATGACGCGGCCGTCAGCGCGATGCCAATACTCGCCAGCACGCCCACGACCGCGCCGACGGCCTGGAACACCGGCCCGAACGCACTCGACAGCCACCCGAGGATGTTCCCCAGCACGCGGAGCGGGGGGACAACCACCGCGGCAATGACCCGCGCCATGCCGGCGAGGAAGTCGATCAGCGGCGTCAGTATCGGCATGAGGACACCACCGACCACGGCCGCGATTTCCAGCAGCGGGACGCCCAGATCCAGCAGGGCCTGGCCGAACTGCGCGATCTTCGGCAGCAGATAGTCCATCTGCTCCCGGAGGAATTTCAGCGCCTTCGGGATCGCCCGCATCATGAAGGCGATGAAGTCAGTCAGGTAGGGCAACACCTCCCGTATCAGCCCCTCCAGTTGCGCGAAGAACTGTGGCTCCGTTTCGGCGAAGACGCCGCCCAGCGTGTCCGCCATCGCCGTGAGCGCCGGCCGCAAGGCGTTCACCATCGCGACGAAGTCTTCCAGTACAGTCAACCCAGCTGCGATGAACTGCCGGAACAACTCTGCGTTGGCTTCCGTCGCGAGCGGCGCGAAGATCTCGGCGGCGATGTCCTTGATCTGGCCGAGGACGTGCTGGACGCCCTCCAGTGTGGACTTGAGATCTTCCTGTTGGGCGGCGGCCTGCTGGCCCATCGCCATGAGCCCGCCACCCAGCAGCGCCGCAAAGGCTGCTCCCACCCCCGCGGCGGCGATGGCGACGCCAGCGAACGCCACGGCCAGGGCCGACATGATGGCGATCGCGGCCGCCGCGACGGCCGTCAGCGCCACCAGGGAGGCCTGGAAGCCGCCGATGCTGACTGCCCCCACGTCAGCGGCGATGCTGGTGGTTGTCGTCGAGGCCGACAGCCCCAGCAGCGACGCCGCGGCCTCCCGTGACTCGTCGCCAACCCCGTCGATCTGTGTCCGGGCAGCGACCAGCGACGGCACCATCATCGTGACGGCGTTGCGGACCTCGTCGGCGGCGTTGGCGAACCCCTCGCCGTCGCGTTCCGCGCCGGAGAGGCGGTTTGCCAGCGCGCTCGCCGAGACCGCCCCTTCGGCCATTTCATCGCGTGCGTCCCGGACCTCGCCGGCGACGCGGCGCATGTGCTGTGCGACGTTGCCCCGTGCATACACCAGGGCGCGGAGTACTTCCTCTCGTGCCATAGCAAAACAAGTCGTCGGTTAGCCGGTGTCCGGCGCGAGCATCTCCTGGCGCTCGACCCAGGCCGTGTGGATGAACCGGAGTTGCAGGTCGGTCAGGTCGCCGGCGTGATCGACACCGGGCAGGCCGAACATCCGCACGGCGTCGAACAGCATCTGCCCCTCGTCACTCGACGCGAAACCCATCGATCCGCCTACTCTGGAACGAGTGGCTCAGCACCTCCGCGCCGATGCCGTAGTAGGTCCCTTCGGGGAGTTTCTCGACGAGCTGGCGAATCTCGGAGTCACCGAACTCGTCGTGGGACAGTCCCGCGACGAGCATATCGTCCCAGGCGTCGGTCCCCTCGTCGTCCAGCGTCAGCGACTGGATGTCGACGTCGCTCAGGTCGACATCATCCATGTCGATGTCTTCCGGGCCGTCGACCTCATCCATGTCGAGGTCTTCCGCACCCTCGAAGAATCCCTCGGGGAGGGCCGCGATGACGCGGTTGCGGATCTTCCGGTCGACGCGCCCGATCTCGAACTCGAGGTCCGCCCGGTTGCCCGCGGTCTCGATCGTAGCCGTCTTTGTCTGTTCGGCGCCGTACACCACTTCGTCGAAGACCTCCAGCTGGTCAGTTGGATCCGGCATGGATTACACTGGACGGTAGCGGTCGAACTCCAGCTCGATCTCGGTCGTCGTCTTGTCGCCGCCAGGCCACTCGCGACCGAAGTTCGTGACTTTGCCTTTCGTGAACCGGTCACCGCCCTCCGAGCCCGTCATCTGGGCTCGAATGTCAGTCACCGGCGTCCCGTCGTCGTTGATCAGGAGCCGCTTCAGCTCTTCTTTCGACCCGTCGGCTTCGACCGTCAGCGATGCGTTGGCCGAGACGTACGAACTGTCCTGGTAGAGCCCGTCGTTGAAGTCGGAACTCGATGTGTCGAAACTCACTTCATCCGACACGTTCGTGAACGGGATGTCACGACCCTGGACCGTCAGCACGCCGTCCTTCCCGGTCTCGTGTCTATCTGCCATGTTGTATCACCTCTTAGATGTTGATCGTCATGTCCACGTCCACGGTGCCGATCACGCCCGTCGGCGTGAACCCGAACGAGATGTCGAGTTCCTTCGGATTCGTGGGATCCTGTTCGGCGGCCGTGTACCATCGGGTTTCCTCGCTGGTGTTGGGCCGGAGGACGCCCTGCTCGACGAGGTCGATCAGCTCGTCGGCCAGGCGTTCCTCGGTCAGCGACTCCACGTCCTCGTTGTTGAGCCGGCCACGCACCGCGCGACCGATCGCCCGCGCCGTCAGCGCGAGCTGGTCGCGGAGTCTGGCGGTGAAGAAGTCCCGCGTCCAGTCCGTCTCGGTGGACGTCGAGACGTTGTCCTCCAGCGCGGGACTGCCACTGGCCGAGATCGGGATGACGCCCACATCGGCCAGATCCGTCTGCTCGGGGACCGTCAGCGTCTGGGTCAGCTCGGTGACGCCGGTCAGTGCGTTGCCGAGGATCGGCTCGTCGATGCTGGTGCCGGCCATCTGGCCCGCGACCGCGCCGCCGACGAGACTGTCCGAGCCCGGCCGTCGCTCCGGCGCAGTCAGGAACAGCGCATCGTTGTCCAGGCCGTCCGTGTAGCCCGTCGCGTCGAAGTGGGCTTCCGGCGGCGTTGCACTGCTGTTCGTGTTGGGCTGGGCCGCCGCCGAGACGCGGATCATCTTCCACTCCGACTGTCGGAGCGGCGTCACCGTCGCAATCGCGTCGGCGACGACCGACTCAGCCTCGGAGTGGACACGCCACTCGCCGTGTTCCTGTTCCTGGATCACGCCGGTCGCCGCATCGAATGCCGACTGCCAGTCCAGCCACTTGTAGTCGATCTCGTACTCGTCGCTGTCGCCGGCCTCGACGATCCCCTCGAAGGGGTTGATGTGGATCGTCTGCTCACTCGATGGCGCGGCGACGGGGTCGTTGTACCGAAACGCCACGTCGGCGTCGACGCCATCGGTGGTGTTCGTCGCTGTTATCTCGGCGACGTCCTCGATGATGGGCGTGTTGCCCAGCGTGCCCGAGCCGCCGGCGATCGCCTCGCCGGTCGCGCTCTGGGTCGCGGGCATGACGCCCCAGATGGACGCGTAGCCGACGCCGTTAGCCGCCGCGTCGCGGATGGCCTCCGTGAGGGGCGTGTCCTCGCCGAACGCCCCAGCGGCGGCCTGTGGGCCGCTCACCTGCGTCGGATCGTTCGTCTGTGCTGTGCCACTGTTCGGGTCCCCGCGAGCGAAGATGACCAGTTTGTCCTGGTCGCCGATGTTGACGGCGGTGATCGCTCCGCCGCTGACATCGACGCTCACGCGGGAGGTGTTGCCGTAGATTGCCATGTAAAACCTCTCTGTTATGGCGTCTCGCCCGCGAAGTCCGCGGGCACGTACTCGATCTGCACTGTGTCGCCGCCAGTCATCTCGCCCGGCGCGGGCGTGTCGACCGTCGCGACGTAGGCCGCGTCGCCGTACGCGACGCTCGTGTCGATCACGTCAGTGAACTCGACGGCGAGGTCCTGCCGCCAGCGGCGGACGCCCGGCCGGCCCGTCAGATCATCCGCCCGGCGGCCGTCGCCGACGCCGAACCCTTCGACGTCGTCGATCGGCTGGCCGTCCGGATCGGGCAGCGGGTCGCCCCGCTCGCGGTCGTCGTACTGCCGGAGGACGCGCTGGGTTCGGTAGCCCAGGTCGGTCGCGTCGTGCTCGTCGTCGCCGGCGGCGACGTAGACGTCCAGCTGCAACTCGGCATCGAACGTCGCTGCGAACCGCTGACCGATCCGATTGCCGGCGTCGTCGGTCGCGTAGCCGACGCGGTCGGTGTTGAACGCCTCGAGGCGGTCGTCGGCGACGATCTGCAGGTCGCCAAACGGCGAGTCGACGTGGCCGTCCACGCCGCCCGGGTCCGACTCTCGCGTCAGGACAGTGGTGAGGCCCGTCGCGGCTTCGAGCCGGGTGCTGAGGCCGCGCAGGATCGTCTGTGGGTTGACCATTAGAGATGTGCCTCCAGCAGTGCCTCGATCTCGGCGGCGATGTTGTCGACCAGGTCCGACTCGTGTTGTTTCAGCGCCGGCCGCAGGTACGGCTGGGCCGGCGTCCCCGGGTGGTCGACGTGCTGGGCGAAGACAGGGTCGCCGTCCGGGCCCGGGAACCGCAACGCGTCAGCGTCATCGGGCGTGATCACGTGCGGGGCGGTGCCGTACTCAACGTCGGCGGCGTAGTCGACCGACGATCCAACTGCCCAGCGGCCGATGTTCAGTCGGCGCGCTTCGATCGAATGGCGGAGCGTGCCACTCTCAACCGGTGCGTGACGCTTGGCGGTGCCCTCCACGTCGAACGCCGTCGTCCGGACACCTTCGTCGACAGCCTCGTCAACCTCGTCGGCGGCCGCCTCCAGCGCGTCAGCGAGGTCGTCCAACTCCTCGGCTGCCGCGCCGAACCCGCTGATGTCCGTCATGGGAGTCAGACCACGAACTCGCCGCCACCTGCGTCGTCGTCGGCCGTCATGATCGTACTGACGGCGTCGCGATACATCGACTTCATCTCGCGGGCGACCTCCATCACGTCCTCGCCGGAACCAGCACTGAAGTCGCCAGCATTCGCCGACGACGGGTGTTCCGGCCCGGAAAAAAGCATGTATGTCGCGTAGGCCAGCGCCGCCTTCTCGTGGATCGCCTCCGGGTTGTCGATCCGCCGCCCGTCGTTGACCTCGCTCTCCAGTTGTGCCTCGGCGTGTTTGGCGGCCTGCCCGAGGTCGCTTGGATCGAAGACGTCGCCGGGGCCTTGCAGCGGGAGGTCATCGAGGTCGCAGTACCGCGGCTCGTAGGCCATGCGTCAGTCCTCGCGAGCGGCGTCGATGGCGTCGATGGCCGTCGACCGCGGCGATCCATCAGCCCGCTCGGCCTGTTCGATCGCGTTGAGTTCGGCCGCGCTGTAGTCGGCGTCGGCCAGCGCGTCCCGAAGTGCGCCGACGGCGAACTCGTCGGGGTTGAGCGGCGGTTCTGCGACCGACGCCTTGGCGTCGTCATCGGCCGTCTCGTCGGCCGCGCCGTCGGCATCAGCTGCCCCATCGTAGGCCAGATTCGGGTAGTGGTCGGCCAGCCGTCGCGCCGTCTCTTCGCGCTCGACGACCGCCGTGCCGTCCTCAAAGGCGAGTTCGCCGTCGGGGTGTTTCCCGAGCGCGAGCGTGCCGCTGTAGTCGCCGTCGGTCGTCACTACGAGTGCGTGGGGCATGGCTGATCAGCCCTGGACACGAATCGCGGCGTCAGAGAATTTGTCTGTCCACCCGTAGGCGGCCTTGATCTTCATCTTGACCGCGTCGGCGCCGAAGTCGGTGGCCTGGTCGGTGTCGACGGGCTGCCATTCGCCCTCGTAGCCGAACTCGTCGGTGTCGACGACGATCGCCTCGTTGGCGCCGACGCTCACGTTGTTCGAGAACATGAACTCGATGCCGGCGAACTCGCCGAGGCTGCCGTTCTGGACCGCCTCGTCACCCAGGTCGGTGCCACGCTCGGCCAGGTAGTTGATGAGCGACTCCTTGCCGCTCGGGCCCACCAGCGCCATGTCCGCGGTGAAGCCGTCCTCGCCACGCTGGGCGAGCTCGGTCACGCCGGCGTTGATGTCTTTGAACGAGAGCGTGCCGTCGTCGTCGCCGACGGCGCTGCCCGTCGGGGCCGCCGCATCGAGGACGGCGAAGGCCGACCGGTCCAGCTTCTTGGCCATGTTCTTGGCGTGGCCGTCGACGTGGTCCTGCACGAGGTCGAAGATGTTGTCGTTGATGTCCTCTTCGGGGATCTTCGACCCCTTCTTGAAGATCTGCCGGGAGACGCGCGGGCGACCGTATTCTTCGCGGTCGTACGTGACGTCCGCGCCGGGTTCGACCTCTTCGGGCAGGCCGAGTTCCTCCGCGGGAACCGGGATCTCGTACTCTTCGCCCGCCCCGTCGGGGACGGTCTCGTCCATGAAGAACTCACGGACGACAGTCTGTGCGTCGATGCGCTCCGCCGCGAAGTCGCGGACGGTCGTCGGGTCGATGATCTGGTCGATGTTGGGAAGTGCCATGTAGAACCCTCTCTGGGGTGTGTGTCAGCGAATGCTCTGTACGTGATGCGCCTGTCAGACGTCGACGTGGGCGTAGCCCGCCGGGATGTCGGGGATGCCGCCCGGCGCTGCGCCCTCGCCGTACATCGTCATGATGCCCTTCGCGGAGGTGCCGCCGGCGAGCTGGCCTTCGGTGGCGCTCGCGCCGAGTTCGACGCCAGAGCCAACGCCGTTGGCGACGTTCGCGACGACCGGGCCGCTGTAAGTGACCAGGACGTCGTCGCCGGCCGCGTAGCCGTCGCCGTCGTCGTAGCCGACGACGCCGTAGACGGTCGGGTTGTTCGTCCCGTCGGCGGTCACGAGTTCGCCGTTTGCGTCGAGTGCGACGGCGTCGCCCGAGGACAGTGCCTCGGCGGCGGTGCGGGTCTCGGTGTGCTGGGCGTCGCCCTTGTGGGACTGCCCGGGTTTGAGACTCATCAGGCCTCACCCCCAGTGATCTCGGCGAGTTCGGCCTCGACGCGTTCGAGTTCCTTCTCGGCGAGGTCGTTGCCTGCATCCTCCAGTTCGGCCTTCCGCTCTTTGAGTTCGGCCTTCCGCTCCTGCTCGGCCGCCGAGAGGTTCGCCTCCGTGGACGGCCCACCGCCCGAGCGGACGGTCGGCTCGGGTGTGCCATCGTCTGCGGCGAAGTCGGCCTCGTCGGCCTTTTCGGCGAGTTCGGCGAGCGTGAACTGCTCGACGAGCTCGTCTTCCGAGAGGATCGTGTCGGCCTCGGCCAGCGCGGCCGCGTAGCGCTCGCGGGCCGCCTCATTCTGCTCGCGCAGCTCCTCGGTTGTGTCTTCGAGTTCGGCGATGCGCTCTTCTTTTTCGTCGATCGTCTCGTCTTTCGCCTCGAGTTCTGCTTCGAGGTCGTCGATCTGTGCCACTTTCTCGTCGACGCGCTCCAGGAGCGCCTCAACGTCGGGAGCATCGGTATCGTTGTCGTTACTCATAGAATCACTGCCACCGCTGTCGGTGGCTGTTGGTGTGGTTGCGGTGTCGGTGCCGTCGGCAGTGTCGCGGTCCAGGGCCTCGCCAGATGGGTCATCGGCCGTGGTCGCCGCCAGCCAGCCAGCCGTCGCCGCGGCGGCCTCGGGATCGTCGGCCCCGAACAGGTCGTCCGGCGCGGCCGCGAGCATGGACTGCGTCCAGTCGGACAGGGCATCCAGCGTCGCGTCGGCGACGCCGTCGAACCCACCGCGGGCCCCGCTGATCGCCGCGTCGATCGCGACCAGCGCTCGCGTGTTGACCGGCGCATCCGGCCCGTCACGGAACGGCGCTTTCCAGTTTGCCTTGGCGTCACGGACCTCGTCGGCGGCCGGGGCCAGCGCCATCGTCTGATCCAGCACGCCGGCCGCGTCGTCGGTTTCGCTGGGGTTCGGGAGTGACGCCGTGACATCGTCGCCGTCCCAGTCGGCGTCCGTGAAGCCCGGGCCGTCGCCCGTGATCTCGTCGGGCGAGACGGCTGTCACCTCGTAGCCGCTATCCTCGAGTGCAGCCATGGCGGCCTCACTCGCCGGCGCGGCCGGGAAGTCGTCGTGACGCGTCACGGAGCCGGGTTTCCGTGCTACCAGCCGCTCCGCAGACGTCCAGGTGTCTCCCTGCCCGGGTTCGTGGACGCCGATCAGCACCGCCGGCGCGGTCACGACCTGGTCGGTGCTGAGCAGGTTGTCGAACCGCCCGCGCTGGATCTTGGCCCGGACTTTGCCGTAGGCGAGCGTGCCGTTGCCCGTCCGCCAGGAGACGACGTCGCCCGGGGCGAGTCGGCCGAGGTCGGCGAGTGAAGCCCGTCCGCCCGGCGGCTGCGTCATGTCGACGACATCGTTCCCGGTGGCCTTCCGCAGGTCCGCGATCGACCCGTACTCGGAGACGTGCGGATCGTCGAGTTCGTCCGGGAAGGCCGCCCGCTGCCAGTCGACGTAGACGCCGGCGTCGGGGAACGACACCCCCACGCCGAGGACGTCATCGTCGTAGTCCGTCTCGTCGTCCTCGGCGGGCACGACGCGGAACAGCCGAAGGTCGGCCGACCAGCCGTCATCGCCAACGGCCAGGGCGGCCCCAGCGCCATCGCCATCGTCGTCGTGGAGTGTGGCCTGGATGCTGGCGGCCGACAGTGCCGCGACGGCGGGGTTTTCGGCGGCGCTCCCCGGTGCAGCGTAGGAGGCGTCCGACGCCCCCTTCTCGGTCGTCGCCATCCCAGTGTACTCGAAGCCACGCATGATGACCGCGCCCGTCTCGTCGTGGCGGTCGACGGCGTCCGGATTGGCGGCCTCGATGGTCGGCTCGCGCTCGCCGATCGACAGCGCCTCCGCGATCTCGGCATCTTCGAGGCCCGCCTCGTAGACGACGGCGTCCCGCGTCTTGTCGTAGGCCGCGGCGAGGATCTCGCCGACCGCATGGCGGTCGCCGTCGTGGACCGAGTAGACTGTCTGCCCGGCCAGCGTCGGCGCGGCCTGCTGGAGTTCGGCAGCGGGCCAGTACTTCGGCCCGTTCTGGCCGTGTGTGAGTTCGCCCGCGGCCTGGGCGACGCCGTGGACGACATACGGGTAGTCGTCAGCGTCACGCTCCCGCAGGGTGGCAATGCGGCTGGTGTACTGTGTTGAGGTCATCGTAGCATTGGAAAACCGTGCCGGGAGGGCCTCGCCCCGGCGGGGTCATCGGCTCAGTGGTCGGGCTACCCGCCTGCCAGCACGGTCCCCGGCACCCGCTCCGACAACGGCGACGTCGGCGGCTCGCTGTCGACGCTCGGCGCGATCGAGCAGCGGCCGTTCGCGTGGCTGGGAGGGGTAAGCCGGTAGACCTGTCCGCGGAACTCCACGAGCCCGTCCCGCATCTCAGCCAGCGTCAGCTCGGCGCCGGAGAGCCGGCGGCAGAAGGTACAGACGCGAGCATCGTTCGTATCCAGCCACTCGCCGTGACTGACGACGCCGACGCCAGCCCGCTCGTATCTGTCGAGCGTGGCCACCGAATACGCGTGCTGAGTTTCCGATCTGGCGAGGGTTTCGGCCCGCGTGTGTTGGAGTGTCCGCACCTCCTTGGTCAGCTTGTCGGCCGTCTTTCGTGGGTTCCAGCCATTCTCCATGCCCTCCACGAGTGTGTCCCGGACGGGCTCGGCCGCGTCCGCGCCGATGCTCTGGAGGTTCTCGTAGGTCCTGGTGTAGAGCGTTTCCAGGGCCCGACTGGGGGCCGGCATATCCAGCAGCCCCTCGATCACGTCGCCGCCCTCGCCGCCCGGGAGCGACCCGACGCTGACACTCTCGGTGCGGAGTCGTGAGCGGGCCTGTAGCCACGCCTGTGCGTACGCCGCCCGGAGCAGCGCACCCGTCCAGTGCTCGCCGTTGCGGACCCGGCGTTGGGGCATGGGCTCGAGGAAATCGGCGTCGAGGCGATCCTGCCACCACGCCAGGAACGCCGCGATCTTGGCGCGGTCGGTCTGGAACCGGAACACCTGCGGCGCGTCGTCAGGCAGGTCCGCCGCGCTGGTAGCGGCCTGAGCGTCCTGCCCGAGGCCGAAGATGTCGTCCTCGTAGCCAGCCCAGCGGCGGACCTGGCCCCGGAGCCGGCGGAACCGGCGGCGGATCTCGCGCAGGAAGTCCTCGCGGAGGTTCTTGGCTGGGTCAGGCATGGGTTAGATCACGCGGTCGGTCAGCTCGAAGCGGAAGATCCGCCGGTCGCGGCGGACGTCGCCCTCGTAGTACTCGATCCAGAGTTCGCCGCGCTCTTTCCTGAGTTCGTATGTCTGGTAGTTCGTCGCGGACCAACCCTCGCTGTATCGTGCCCTCGTGCAGGTGGTGCCATCGTTGAATTCCGTGCGGTGGATGGTGTAGTCGTCGCCGGGGAGGTGGCGCTTGGCGAGGGCGTGGATCTGCCTGGTGCCGCGTTTCGAGCCACCCTCTTCGGTCGGGATGTAGCCCGCGCCATCGTCGGGCGACCACTCGCGTGGATCATCGGCGGACGTCTCAGCCACGGTCGATTCTGGCGGTCGGAAAGCTCTCGTGAGTCGCCGACGGATACTCTCGAACATGGTCAGTTCTTCCGGACGCTCCGTGGGATCGACTCGCCCTCTGCAGATGGGCGCTCGCACTGGACGTCGTCTGTCGGTGAGTCGGCCTGGATGATCGTGACTTCGCACGTCCCACACCGCCAGCCCGTCATCTGGATGTACTCGTGCCACTCCCACGACCGGCTGTGACAGACCGGGCACTCGCAGTTTGGGCTGTTGTCTGTCATGAGTTAGTCCCCCGGCAGGAAACTATCCCCCCGCCAGTAGTCGTAGCCAGAAAATATCCAGTCGAGGAACGCACCGCAGAACTGGTCTGGCGTGGCCACGTTGCCGTCCATCTCAGACTCACACCCCTCGAAATCGCCGCCCATCGAGGCAAACGCTTTCAGCCCGATCGCCCGCGCCGGCAGGTCCGCCTCCTGCCACGACCCGGGCGGCGACCAGTCGCCGAGTTCTGCCTCGGCACAGGCCATCTCGGCCGCTTCGCCGCCCAGTTCGTCGAGCGGGGTCACGTCTGCGTTGACGTCGGCCGCCGAGAGGTCGTTCGCCTTGTAGAAGCCCAGCGGCGGGTCAGCATCGGCGAGTGTGACCACGTACGTCGGCGACTCGGAACTCGCTTCGACCCGGTCCGGGATGGCCTCACCCTCGTCGATCTCGCGCGTCTCGGTGATCGTCTCGACGACCAGCCCGAGCCCGTCCGGCGTCTGGACCAGATCCTCGCCGGGCTCGTAGCGCGCCGCGAGTTGAGCCGAGGCCCCGGTGAACTCCGCGAACGCCTGCTGGACGCGCGGGTCGGACTCGTCCAGGTCGGCCTCGTCTGCCCCGTCGCCGCCGAGGACGTCCTCGGGATCCATGTCCAGGAACGTGTCGACGATCTCGTCCTGCGGGACGATCGTGTCCGCGCCGCCCTTCGGGCCCGCAGCCGTCGCGAGGCCGTTCATCAGCGTCGCGAACGCCTCGGGGTCGAACTCCTCGTCGCGGAGTGGCGACGCCGCCTCTTCGGGCCGGATCCGGAGCCGTGGCGTCACGTCCAGCTCGTCGTCGGCCTGCGCACTGCCGTGGAGGTATTCGCGGGCCTTCTGTTCGAGTGCGCCCTGGAAGTCGGCTTCGAGCCGCCGGCGCTCGCGCTTGACCTCGTCGCGGTAGTCCTCCTGCTGGACGTCGGTCACGTCGCGGTTGATGTCGCCAGCAAACCCGACCCGGTACAGCGGCGTCGGCATCGCCGCCAGAACGAACTCGATCTCCTGCTGGATCGTGTCGACGGCGTCGGGGACCGACCCCTCGAGTTCCGTGATCTCGACCGGGACGTTCGTGCCCGAGACCGTGTCCGGCGAGTTGACGCTCAGGTCGTCGCGGATCTTCTTCGCGAGTTCGCGGTCGTCCGTGTCCACCTTGGCGATGATGTTCGCAAAGGCCGTGTTCAGGATCGCCTGGTCGATGTGGGCGAGCTTCTCCTTGACGGCATCGGCCCGCTCGGCGACGGTCGCCGTGTCCGGCCGGCCAAAGAGCGCGCCCGTATCGGCATCGTACGCCGAGACCGTGATATCATCCAGCGCGAACGGGATCTCGTCACGCTCGCTCGCGCCGAAGACGTCGTCGAACTGGGCGATGGCCGCGGTCTTCCCGGCCGGCGTCTCTGGGGCCGTCTCGCGTGAGTTGTCGCCCAGATCGTCGACGGCCACCGATTCGAAGTCGTTGGCGTTGTCATCTGGCCGGAGGGCGATTGCCTTCCCCTCACGGATGTAGGCCGTGACCGTTTCAGTCTTGATCGGGCGCAGTGCGAGGAGGCGCTCGCGCTTGGTCGGGTCGTCCCACGAGTGTTCGACGAGGCCCGTGCCGCGCCGGCCGCGGCGGTCCTTGACGATCGCCTCCAGCAGGTCCGTGGCGGAGGCGTCGAAGTCCCAGCCGTCGATGTAGCTGTTGGCGAGCCACTGCTCCAGCGCCGTGTCCAGGTCAAGCCCCTGGTACTGCTCGGCGTAGTGGTCATCCGGGACCGACGGGACAGCGTCCCCGTCCGCATCGTCGCCCAGCTCCAGCGTGACCGAGAGGCCGGGCTCGAGGACGTCCGCGGCAAAGTTCTGGACCGGGACGCGGATCAGCGGGTTGTTCTTGTAGGCCTCCCGCCACTGCTCGATGTTCGATTTGTCCGGCTCGGCCGTGTGTTCGCGCCGCCCGATGACGATGGGCCGCTTGTCCCGGGCCTGCGGGCTCGCCTCGCCATCCTGGGCGTTGCCGTCGCTGCTGTCGGCGGCGAGCGCGGCGTCGGTCGCCAGGACTGGCTTGTCGGTCGAGGCATCTTTCATCGGTTACTCCTCCGGGTAGCGATTGTACGCGACGACGTAGTCGCGGTCGATCACGACCGGTGGCGAGTCGTCGTCCGTGTGCAGTTTGAGCTCGTCCGGGTGCTGTTCGACGGCCGTGACACCGCGATAGTCGGTCTCGCGGCCGTGTGCCTCTGCTGCCGCCGCCGTCCACATGATTGTCACTATCATTAGAATACCACCGCGTTCTCGGGTGAGATGTCGCGACCTGCCGTTGGCCGGTATGACAGTTCGATTGCATCCAGCCAATCGTCGTGTGCTGCGTTCGGGAACGGAAGCCACTCCTGGGTCTCGAACGTCCGCCACGGGTCTGACGCCGGCTTGCCAACAAGGCGGAGCGCGCCCGATTCGAACTCGGCAGAAAGGTCGTGTAACCGGCCTTCCTTGTTGCTCGTCGATTCAACCGGCTCTGCTGGGAGTGACGTGGTATCCCGCAACCGCTGAGCGACGCCCGGTGCCTTGTTTGCTTCAACGAGGACGTTTGAAAACTCGATATTGTACTCGGTGGCTAAATCGCCCAGCCAGTCTTCAGCCCAGTCGGCGTTGCCTTTGACGGAGAGGCCCCGTTTCCGTGCGATGTCAAAGACATAGCCGCGGCCGGCCGAGCGGTTGTAGGCCGTCGCCGCCAGCGCCGAGTAGTCCGTGTCGTTCTCGGCGGCCTTCTGGAGGTCGTCGACGACGCCGACGTCCATCCCGGCGTACCAGCGATAGCTGGTCGGCGGGTTCGGAAGCTCGGGCTCGTAGTGCAGCCAGTCGCTCTCGAACACCTCGCCACTGAGCGCCTCAGGGTCCTGCTGGTTCTCTCGCCGCCAGATCGCGACGCTGTCCTCGCCGTCGACGAGGTCGTACAGCACCGTCTCGGGCGGGCGGTGTTCGGGCCACAGGACGTCAACATCACGCTCCGGGATGACGCCGTTCGGTGCGACCTGCACACCCTCCGGGAGGTCGGCGACGCCGTCGTAGACGTCCCCGTCGGTCCCCCGGAGCTTCCAGGCCCGCTCTTCGACGATGCGCCAGTCCGCCTCAGCGATCGCCTTGTGCTCGACGACTGACCAGCGCGGCGAGTCGATGATGTCCGTCGAGTAGAGGTCCTGGGGGTGCTTGCGCGTCCCGATCACGGCCTGGACCGGGCCGCCCTCGATGGCGCTGTCGTCGTCGGGCAGGTTGCGCTCGTAGTCCTGCCAGTAGTTCCGCACGTTCCGCCGCTGGGTTTCCGTCCGTTGGTTCTCCCAGTCGACGATGTCGTCGTAGATGATGACGTCGAAGTGCTTCCCGGTCAGCTGGGACTCCAGGCCGTAGGGTGCGATCGTCGGTTCCTTGTGATCGTTCGCCGCCGTCTCCAGTTCCGTGTCGGCGACCGGCGTCTCGAGTTCGACGCCGAACGCCGAGGCGTAGTGCTCGACGTGTTCGACGACCTTCTTCGTCCGCTCGCTCGCGAGGTCCGCCGTCTTCGAGACGACTGCCACCCGGAGTTCGGGGTGTCGCAGGATCAGCCACGTCGGGAAGACGACGCCGACGCCGTCGGACTTCCCGGAGCCACGCGGCAGCAGCGCCAGCAACCGTTTCGGGGCGTGTGGGAAGTCCGGGTCGATCGCCTGCCACAGCGTGTTGTAGACCTTCTTGAGGTGGGGGCCCGGCGCGTAGTCGTAGTCGAACAGCTGGACCGACGCGATCGCCGGGTGCGCGAGCGGGTTGCGCTCGGCCACCTCGGCGACAGTCTGCGATTTACTCATGGTTCGGTCACGTCTCCGGCTCGGCGTCGAACGCGCCGGCGAGATCCTCCTTGACGTCGACCGACAGCGAGAGGTCCAGATCGTCGATGGCGTCGGCCTTCTGGGATTCGGGATCCTCGAGGAGGCCCAGGTCCTTCAGCCACTGCCGGCGGTCCGTCGAGAGTTTCTTCTGGGCCTGCACCACCACCGACTCCTTGTAGGTGTCGTGGTCGATCGGGCCGACGCCCTCAACGAACTTCTTCTCAGTCTCCTGCTCAACCAGCGGGTTGCCCGACTCCAGCGCCTCCGGCCGGTCGCTCGCCCAGTTGTCCAGGACGACGTCTTTCACGTGCGACACCGAGAGCCGGAACAGCTCCATCTCGAGGCCGGTGGGCGGCTCCTCACCGTGCATCGACTCGTACCGGTCCAGGTAGTCCGAGAAGATGCTATCCGCGAGGGTCCGTAGTGAGTCATCGAGCACCTGCTGGTAGAAGCGGTTCTCGTCGGCGTACGCGCCGTGTCGCACCGCGTTCGTGTTGTTCTCGGGTGCAGCGCCGCCGTCGTTCCCCTCGGCGTTGTCGTTTCCCTCGGGCGCGCCGGAGCCTTCCGCCCCACCGTGCGTCCCGCACTTCCCGTGTGGACCCTTGGCCGGTGCACGGCATCGATCGCCCGTAGACTTAGCTGTGGCGACACACTGGCCCCACTCGCCGTAGTCTCGATCGCCCGTAATCTCCGTCGCTTCCGGATGGGCGTCGTCGTGAAAGTCGTCGGGTGCCATGTGGTTGAGTTCGTTTCTAGCCAAGATCCAGCGCAGCGAGAACGCGCTGGGTACGGTTGCTCGGGGTGTACCCGGTGATGAACGCACGGTGCTTCGCGACGTCCCACGGGACGTCGTCGCCGTCCGCAGGCGTCGGGAGCGACAGGTCGATGACGGTGTCGTCGTCGCGTCGGAGGAACCAGTGCGAGCCCTCGTAGCTCGGGTCGACGTCGTCCCAGCCGAGGCGGTAGACCTCGAGGGCCGAGTCTTCGCCGCCCTGGGCGTGGAAGTACGCCTCGGCCAGCACGTAGCACGCGCCCATGATCGGGTCGTCGTGGCCCGCGTATCGGTCTTTGCGGACATCGGGGTGTGCCCGGACGTAGTCGCGGAGCTGGGCCGCGGTGTCGTCCGGGTTGACGAGAACCTCGGTCATGCGCGGTAGCCCTCCGCGACGGTGTGGGCGATCGTGACGTCGTTGCCCCGGTGCGTGGGACAGCACTGCCCGCAGAGATGGGCCGGGGCGACAAGATCAGCGCCGATGCAGACCGCCGGGAGCGTGCAGTCCTCGCAGCGCGGCCACTCGGGCGTGGGTTCGTCAGTGTCGTCGCCGAAGCCGAGCCAGGCGAGAACGGGGTTGATCGGAGTGGCGGACATGGTCATCGGAGTCGATCGTCGAGGATCCGTTCGACCCGGCGCTCGACATCCGCGCCGATGTCCGGGATGTGGTCCTCCGTGAGGAGGGTGTCGGGCAGTTCGTCTAGCCGGTCTCTAGCCGCGTCGGCGTCACCGGGGTCGGCGTCGGCCTGCTCCAGCGCGTCGAACGCCCGGGACAGCAGGTCGTTCCACGACTCGTCGTCACGCTTGAGTGACTTCCCGCGGCCGTGGACCTCGTCGTCGATGCTGATTCCTGACCGGCTCATGGTGCGAGTGTCGACCGGATCGTCTCCCGCCTGCTCGCCGGCGGCATCCAGCCACACGATCCACAGACGAGGTTCGAGAAGCGGCCATCCCGGCCCCAGTCCTCGGAGCCGCACTGCTGACACGTGGTGTCGGTCATGTGTTCTGGAGTTCCGTCCGCGCGGCGTACTGGACGCGCAGGTAGAGATCGGCGTCGATCAGCCGGAGTTTGGCACGTAGCAGATTCGTTGGTTCGTCGGGCTCCATGCCGGTCAGATACGTCGCCATCTTTCCGACGAGGTCAGCGTCGTCGGGCAGGGAAATGAGGTCCCACGACGGCGTCTCCATGTCGTTGCAGGGGAGATGGGCGTCAAGCCGACTGCGAAGGTCGGACTTCGCCATCTCTTCCCGGCTTTCCCGGGCCGTCGTAGTGCAGTCCCAGCCGCAGGTCGGGCAGCTGATGGACAGTTCGCCATCGCCATGGTCAGTGATGGGAGTGGCCTCGGTTGCGTCCTGGTCGACGCGTTCGATGAAGGCGTCAGCCGCCTCCTGGTGTTCGTCCGGCCAGTCATGCCACTCGGCTTCGTTGCTCTCGATGTCGTCTGGATCGGCGTAGCCTTCGGTGACGCGGTAGAATTTCTCGGTCGGTTCGATCGTGAGGTTGACTGTTCGGGGCATCGGTTGGAGTTGGGTTGAGTTGTGGAGTTGACGATGCTCCCCGGCGCCGTCGCGTGTGGCGGCGGGGCGATCAGGATCAGGCGACGTCGATGTCCGCGCCACGTTCGCTCTCGATCGTCTCGAACTGGAGGTCGGTGTCGTTGCGGAGGATCGTCGCGAGTTTGCCCTGGCCGGCGTCCCAGGACAGCATCGACTCGTCGAGATGCGTGCCCGTCGCCTCGTACCGACTGGCCTCCAGGTGCGTGACGGCCAGCGATCGGCCATCGCCAGTCTCGAAGAGCCGCGGGTGCAGTTCCATCGCCGTCGGCTCGCCCGTTTCGGGGTGGGGGCGAACACCGGCCGGACGGCGGAGGTTGACGTCCTCGCTGGCGTACTGGTAGGAGTACGGCGCGCCCTCGAAGTGGAGATCGCGAAGTGTGCCCTCGACGGCGCTGGGTTTGGCGTCGATGACGATCGCGGGGACGCCCTTCGGCCGGGGGCGGCCGTACCACTGATCGCGAAGCTCGTGGAAGAGGCTGCGGGCGTGTCGCCACGGCAGCCGCCCGAGCGGGATCTTGCCCGTCTTGGCGTAGTGGGCGGCTGTGGCTCCGACGCCGGCGAGAAGGCCGGCGGTCTGTTCGGGATGCTCTACGGCGTAGTCGATGAGGGGTTGGATCGGGGTCATGGGTGGTGACTAGAGGTGTGGCTAGACCGCGTCGGTCCCGCGGCGGTACAGAAACGGTGTGTCGGCGGCCTCGATCAGCGCGAACCCGCGGTGGGCGGCGAGTGTGATGGCAGCAGCCGGACTCGAACCGACGCTCGCGAGGTCTTCAGCCCCGTGCTCTCCCGCTGAGCTATGCTGCCGCATCGGTGTGTGGCTAGATGTTTGGCTAGACGCGTCGGTCAGCGATCCCCGCCCCACTCCCAGGCGTCCAGATCGAAGCGGCTCGTCGACGTGTGGGCCGTCTCCTCGAAGTCGCGTGTGTCGATCGGGAACACGTTCGTGACGCCGGCCTCGTCGACGCCGTGGCAGGTCGCGATGTCGCGGTTGTCGGTCGCGGTCCGTCCGCCGAGACTCTCGACGAACTCGCCGGCCGGCTTCGGCGACCCGGAGAAGAAGATCGGCGGCCCGTCCCACGGGACACGGCCGGAGATGTGGTGATGCCCGGCGTACGCCACGTCGAAGTCGTGGTCCATCAGCGTCCCGCGCCACTCGTTCTGTCGGGCGCTCGTCTCGGCCTGCGGCCGGCGGTCCTGCCCGTGGCGGAGATGGCCGGTGATCGCGCCGTCCCGCATCTCGAAGTTGCGGTAGTTCTGTGCCTCGCCGATCCGGAACTCCACGTTGTCGAGTAGGCCATCCTCGGTGTGCTCGCGGATCGCTGCGACCACGTTCCGGACCGTCTTGTAGAGGATCAGGTCGGCGTTGGCCTGTCGACTCGTCCCGGAGGCCCGATGCTGGCCGTGGTTGCCGACCTGGCAGACCACCTGCACCGACGGGAAGCGGCGGGCGAACGCCTTGACCTGCCGGATCAGCGGATCGACGATGATATCGTGCTGCTCGTCGAGCCACGCGTCGAGGTCCTCGAACTGGCCCTCGTAGATGCCCTCGTTGGTGATCATATCGCCGCCCCAGAGCAGGTGGGCGGCGTCGTAGGTGGCGCCGTGGACATCGGCCAGCGTGAGGCTCTTCTGGGTGACGTAGTCGATGATCGGCGGGATCGTCTCCGTCTCGTAGACGACGCGGCCGTCGTCGCGACGGATGCGGTCGCCGGCGTGGACGTCCGTCAGGTGCGTCACCCAGTCCTCGTTTCCGCATTCAGCGTCGAACGAGGTTCGGGGCCATTCCAGTTCCTGAAAGTCGTGGACGAGCTGGTCGTGCCGGCGCTGCCACCAGCGGTTGGCCTTCCGGGTCCGGGTCTGCTTGTGCTCCGAGGATCGAAGATGGTCCTGATCCGGGCCCAGATAGTTGCCCGCGTCGTCGGCCTCGAGGGGCCAGCCCTTTGCCTCGATCGCCGAGAGATGGGCGTCGACCGCCCGCTCGGAGATGTCGAGATCCTCGGCGAGGGTTTCGGTTGACGACGGAAGCGAGCGGTAGATGTACGCCTCGCGAGGTGTGAGGTCCTCGTGATCTGGCGGCGTGTTCTCGGCGTCGTCGGTGTCCGTGTCAGTGGCTTCGTCGACCCCGCCGAGATGGTAGCGGTAGTCCGAGTGATCGACGTCGACGGTGATCCCCGCCGGCCGGAGTTCGTCCTTGATGTAGTCCGTGACCGTGACCGGGGCGAGTCCCGTTCGGTCCGCAAGTTCGTCTTTCGTGCCCGGCCCCTCCTTGAGGGCGTCAAGTACCGGGACGGCACGGTCCGGCAGGCCGTCGGGGATACTGTCGTCTGTCATTCGTCGTCTGGGGTTGCTGAAAAGTCGCCGGTGAGCAGCTGGTACATCATGTTACTCGCCTCTCCGGTGGTCGACTCGTCGATCTCGGGCACTTCGCGCAGGAACGCATGAAACTCGGCCGTCAGCTCCGCGATATCGGTCTCGCTGAACACGTAGAGGTCCTGGTCGGTGGGTGCTCGGCGGTCACGGTCGGGGTCGGAGTCGGACATGGCCAGTCACAGGTTGGATTCGGAGCCGTCGGGGTCGGGGTGTTTGCGGACCTTGATGTCAGCCGCGCGTTCGAGCACGTACCACACGCCGAAGCCGAGTCCGAGAAACAGCGCGTTCGCGACGGTCGCGGCCAGCATCACGGCCTCGGTCTCGCGAATCGCCAGCGATGCAGAGCCGAGCATCAGGGCGACGCCGATCAAGAACAGCGCGGCGGTGTAGGCAGGGTGGATCGTCCGTGAGCGGACCATCTGGAAGTACAGCGCCGACGCGATCCAGACCGTGCCGGCGAGCGCCCCCAGCGTGTTGACGAGGTCACTCATCCGACGAGCCACCCCCGTTCGTGTCGAGCGTGATGCCGAGTTGGTTCAGTGCGAGGTCGACGCCCAGCAACGACGCCGCGAGGCTGACCAGCAGCGCCTTGTCTTCCAGCGTGAGCTGGATCGCGGGGTCGACCGTGTCCAGTGCGATCAGGCCGAGTAAGACCAGGACCGCGAGGCCGCCAGTCAGCGCTCGGACGCGTTGTCTGAGAGTCATTCATAGGTCATCTGACGCGACGCGTGTCGTGCCGTGTCGGTGTACGAAAAATGGCGTGTTGGGGGGTGGGATGGGGGAATGCAGGAACGTGACTGCGAGGGGGTGAACGCAAT